ATGACCCCAATCGACCTAGCTCTCTCCTACCGTGATCGCGGATGGCCCGTCTTCCCCTGCCGCGCCGGCGAGGAGCACGACCCAGAGACGGGCGAGATCAGGGACGCCAAGTCGCCGCTCACGCCGCGCGGGCTCAAGGACGCGACCACACGGCAGGCCATCGTGAGCGCGTGGTGGGAACGGAAATATCCATCCGCCATGGTGGGCATCCCTACAGGCGAGGCGATCGGCGCGTGGGTGCTCGACATCGACGTTCCTCCGGATCACGCTGACGGCCGCGCGTGGCTGGCGGAAATGGAGGTGAAGAACGGTGCTTTACCCGAGACGCTCACGGCGACGACGCCGAGCGGCGGCACACATTATTTCTGGCGCCACGTCGACGGCGTGAGGAACAAGGCGGCTATCGCGCCCGGCGTCGATACCCGCGGCACGGGCGGTTATGTCATTGCGCCTGGTAGCGTCATGGCCGACGGTGGCATCTATTCGTGGGACAACAATCTGCCGATCGCCGAGGCGCCGGCGTGGCTCATCGATGCCGTGACCAAGAAAGCAGAGCAGCCGAAGGCGACCAGTCCATCCGTCGCGCCAGCGTCGGCGCCGTCTCGCGACTTGGCGCCCTACGTCGAGCATGCAGTCGACGCCGAGATGCGCGAATTGGCGGAGACGGGGAGGGGCAGCCGAGGCTATCAGCTCAACGCCAGCGCCTTTTCGATGGGACAGCTCGTCGGGGCCGACGTGTTATCGCGGGATGAAGCCGAGGACCGGCTATTCGGCGCGGCAATTGCCAATGGTCTGCTTGAGACCGACGGCGATCGTGAGGTGCGCGCCAAGATCCGCCGCGGCCTTGAGGCTGGCATGAACCACCCGCGCGATATTCCGGAGCCGACCTTTCGCGAGGACAACACCCGCCTTGTGGATGTGAAACAGATGATCGCCACCGGCCTCGCCAAGGGCGGCGGAGCGGCGAGCATCGAGTGGGGCAGCGGGAAGATCGACGACACCGCGCCGGCAGGGGGTGAAGCGACCGACGACAGCCCCATTGTCCTGACGCCGTTTGCCTGGGTCGATCCGTCGACCTTGCCGCGCCGTGAGTTCGCATTCGGCCAGCACTATATCCGCAAATATGTCTCGGTGACGGTGGCGCCTGGCGGTATCGGCAAGACATCCAATAGTATCGTCGAGGCACTGGCCATGGCCAGTGGCAAGGCGCTGAACGGTGTCGCCCCGCCTCAGCGGTTGCGCGTCTGGCTCTTCAACGCTGAAGATCCGCGCGACGAGCTCGATCGGCGCATCATGGCGGCATGCATCCATTTCGGCCTGACGCGCGAGGACATCGACGGCTATCTCTTCGTCGACAGTGGCCGTGAGCAGGAGGTTGTCGTCGCGATCGACGATCGGCGCACCGGCCTAAAAATCCAACGGCCGATCGTCGAGGCGGTAGTGCAGCAACTCGCCAAAAACCGCATCGACGTGGCGATCATAGACCCGTTCGTGTCGACGCACGGCGTCAACGAGAACGATAACGGCGCCATCGACAAGGTCGCCAAGTTGTGGGCTCAGATCGCCAACGACGCGAATTGCGCGATCGACATCGTCCATCATCTGCGCAAGGTTGCTGACCGCGAGGCGACGGTAGACGATGCCCGCGGCGCGGTGTCGCTGATCGGCGCGGCCAGGTCGGTGCGTGTGCTCAACCGGATGACGGAGGATCAGGCCAAGGCGGCAAGCCTCTCGCCAGACGATCGGTTCGGCTATTTCTCGATCACCTATGGCAAGGCCAATCTGACGCCGCTGTCGCATCGTGCGGATTGGCGACACATCGTGTCGGTTGGGCTCGGCAACGGCCGTCAGCGCCACGCTCGAGGCAATGTCGCCATGCTCAAGCAGGATCACGCGCCGGTTGTCACGGCATGGCAGTTGCCAACGAAAGCCGACATGATCAAGGGGGTTCCGGCTGAGCAGATCGACTTGATCAAGGCCCGCGCGGCTGGCATGTCGCTGACCTATAATTACCAGTCGAAAGACTGGATCGGGCATCAGGTGGCCGATATCCTGCAAATCGACCTGCCGGAGGGCAGGGCTAAATCGGCAGAGCACGCGCGGATTGAGCGGATGATCGATGCGTGGATCGACGATGGTGTGCTCATGCGAGAGGACGTGAAGGGCACCGACCTCAAGCATCCTGACCGGCTGACGACATACGTCAGAGCTGCGGCGTGAGGGTCTGATCGACATGGATGCCGTAGACGGCACGAAAGCGATAGCGGCGCCTTGATTGGCGCCCTTTCTCGCTTTATGGAGAAGAGAACGAACGGTGAACATTGATCCATCATGGCGATCCGCACCCCGCATCAGTTTGTCATCGAGCGCGAAGACCCGCAGGGTGACGAGTGGGTGGCCAGCTTTGACAGGTTCGTTGTGGCGCGCGATGCGCTTCCGTTGGCGGCCAAGCATTATCCAGGCGAGTCGCTTATCCTGCGCCACGGCGCGAGGATCGTGATGAGGGCTTGTGAGAGGGCTGGTGAATGAAGATCGGAATAGCGCTGATGCTGGCCGGCTTTGTCGTGACGATCAACCATCCGGCAGAGGCAGATCCTCTCCCTGTTTGCACTGGCGGCAACCGCGCCGCGCGGCACCTGACATGCATCGTCGACGGCGACACGGGCTGGGAGGCCGGGCGAAAATGGCGCCTCGAATTAGTCGACGCGCCCGAGTTATCCCATCCAGAATGTGCAGCCGAAAAGCGGCTTGCTGTCGCCTCTCGCGACCGTCTACGCGAGATGATGGGAAAGGGATACCAAATCCACTGGAGCGGAGAGAGCGGCCGCTATGGGCGCGCCCTGGTCAAGATCGATCTCTCCGACGGCCGAGATGCTGGCGATGCTCTGATCCGCGAGAACCTCGCCCAGCCGTGGCCGAACCGCGGCAATGTCTGGTGCGGGCGGTGAACAACATTTTCTCAAATCCCCCCCTTGCAATCTGTATCGTCACGATACATATTTAAGCTGTCAGCAGCGAGCTGATGACCGCGCCTCGGGGATCAGGGGCAGGAGCCGAAAATGACCAAGTCCGTTTCGTTCACGACGCCGCGCGGATCGGAAATCACCATTTCGATCATCACCGAGCGCGAACTCATTTCCGATCACAATTTCACAGAGGCGTGCTGGGAGCTCGAGCTGCGCTGCGGGGCCATCTGCACAACATCATTCGAGCGCGTCGAGTATGGCGAGCACGGCCCTTGCCTCAAATTCCAGGCAGGCTCCCGGCAAGAAGGCAAAAAGACCATCATCACCTATGCCCACTCTCAGATTCCCGCCGACAAGCTCGCGGAAGTCGATGGCCTGATCGCCGAGTATCGCGCCGAGGTCAGCCGGCGCCTTGATGCCAGCATCGAGACCGACCGCCGCATGGCCAAGCACGATGAGTTTGCCCGCCGCTTCTACGATCCGAAGAGCGACCTGTGATGACCGACTATTCTCACGTCAAGTTTTCGGCGACCAATCCCAAGCAGCTCCGCACGGCGCTGCTCCATGCGATCCAACGCGACTATGAGATCGACAAAGAAATCGATGGCGACCCGAGCTGTATCCGCCATGGTGTTTTTGTCGGCGGAAGGCACATCGGCTACCAAGGCTCGGTGTCACCGGATGGTCGCCCTCATATCCATTTTATCCAAAGTCTTGGGCTAAGGAGGGTGTGAGGTGTACTTTAGCCATGTCACCCTCGACACAGGCCACCGGGCGAGACAGCCACGGGAGGCCGTGGCCGACACCGTCATCGAGATGATGCGGCCGATCCTCGACAGCGCGCTGACGGGCGGCAAGCCCGCCGTGCCCGGCTGCGAAGGCTATCACCTCGCTTCAAGCCACGCGACGCGCAACACCATGTTGGCGACGCTTTACCACGATGACGGGACACCGATCCTGACGACGGCCGTCTGTCTCAAGAGCCGCGACGGCCCGAAGCTGTGGCGGATGCTCCACGAGCGGCCGCTTGCCACGCGGCCGGATGATCCGCCACCCGCGCCGTGGATCGCCGACAGACTGGAGCCAGGCGCGATGGCGCATCCGGACGCGCTCGCATGGACGGGTGATTTCTCCCGGTGCCTCGCCTGGGCGTGGGCGGAGTATGATCGATGATGGATTTGACCGGCTCCGATATCCAAGCGTTTCAGGAGGCGCACGGCCTGTCCGATCTTGCCCTGGCGCGGGCGATAGGATGGCCTGACAGCGGACGGTCGAAAGTGTGGCGCTGGAAGCTGCCGGAGGGGCACAAGGATCGCCTCGTGCCGCCTCCGGAGATTGGCCTGGCGCTCGCCGCGCTCGCGGCCGGGCTGGAGCCCTGGCGCTCCAAGTAGACAGCCGTAAAGCAAGACATTCAAGGCGCCGCGGGAGGCGCCTTCTTTTTTACCATTTTTCTGTTGACGGTAAAATGGTGAGATGGTAGACAGTGATCATCGATGGCGAAGAGGTGATGTCGATGACGTTCTACATCTTCAGAGACAAGCTCCGTTATGTTTTGAGCGAAGACGATGGTATGACTATGCCATTCGAGACCGAGCATGAGGCGACTGGCGCTGCTGTCAATACCGCCACCGACGCCGGGTCGCTCTACACGATCTTCTACTGCCGGCCTTAGGCGTTTTTTTGCCCGCAGCCACCATTTTACAGGATCAACAATGTTCGCCACCATTCTTGCGTTCACCCGTGCCAACGGCACCAGGACGATCAGGATCATCGAGGGCAACTGCATGGATGCGGCCAGCGATATCTGCCGCCGAAGCTCGGCCGACATCTTCGACGGAGCGCGCGTCGTGGATTGGCGCATATGCCTGACGCCAGCCCGCGATATCCGCATCGCGATCGAGAAGGCATTCGATCCAGAGTGGGCCGACATGGCAGAATCTCAGATCGACAACTTCATCGACATCGACGCTCAGGCCCGCGCCCACGTCGAGGGCAACTACGACGACATGATGGCGGCGGCGTGATGGGTGGCGCCAAGGCTCGTGAACTCACGACGAAAGAGATGCTGGCCGCGATCGGCGTCGAAGTCCGGAATACGCCAGCCTGTGGGAACTCCGAACGTGAGTTGTTTCACGGCGAGAGGTCCCTCGGCTTTTACAAGGCGATCGATGCGAGCGCCGCGCTTGCAGATGGCTCGTTGGCTCGCAAGATCGCCGAGAACGCCTGACGATGCCGCTCTGGCTCCTCCTCCACTTGGTGGCGCTCCCGCCGCCGACGAGACACCTAGCCCGCAGCCTGCCCATCGGCCGCGAGCGTGATGCGGGGATCGATTGGTACGGCAACCGCCCGCCGCCGAGATGTCTGGCCTCGGTATGGCTGGTGAGACCTTGAAAAGCCGGGGCACCGCATCGCCCCGGCAACCACTCCTGAAAATGACTCTCCGGCCGCGGCACTCGCCCCGACCCGAACACCAGATGGAGAACCATCATGATTACGATTTTCGCCAATAACGGCAAATCCCCCACCATTCGGCTTTTTCGCGGCGACCGGCTCGCCCACCTCGGCACGCTCATGCGCGGCCGCGATTCCGATTGGCAGGCGGTTTCGTGCGAGGCCTCCGAAGTTCGGTCGGTTCTTATGGCCGCGTTCGGCATCGAGTGGTTCAACAGGGCGCGCGGCGAGCTCGCGGCGATGGGGCTGTGAGATGGGCCGGTTCTTCTGCGGGTGGTGCCTGCTGTTTCTATTGTGTGGCTGCCTCATGTCCGCCGCCGTGGTCCATGCCGCAAAGACATCCGCGCGGATCGTGATGGCCGATCAAGAACGATTTTCGGCCTACCGCATCGCCAGTCAGGAGCAGGGGAGATGAATGCAATGGATGTCATGCCGACAGAATCCACGACATCAGTCGAGACGAATTCGCTAGTTGATACGACCTCGTCAGTCGAGGCGACTTCATCATCCGAATCCAGAAGTACCCGCCGCCGCCGCATCTTTCGCGAGCGCGCTCGGCGCGGTCGGGCAGCCCTTGCCGAATCCTTCCCGAAGTGCTTCGCGGCTCATGGCGCGGACAAGACGCCACTCAAAATCGGCATCTACCACGACATCATCGCGGCCATGCCGGACATCTCGCGCGGCGATCTGCGATCGGCCATGTTCGACTACACCAACGGCCGCCGCTACCTTAGGAACGTCGTCGAGGGCGCGCCGCGCATCGATCTCGCTGGCGAACCGTCTGGCGTCGTGACGGCCGAGGAAGCCACCTATGCGGCGGGTAAGATGGCTGGGCGGTAATAGGTAAGGACAGTCCTGCTACGCCTCGGCGATAGCTCACCACAACCAAAACGAGGCGTAACCACGCCAATTACAACTTCCCCACGCCATAAAGGCGGGTGGGAATGGTGGGGAAAATGAGCCGAAACTTCTATTCGCCCACATCCCCCGTAGGGATGATGTGGGGAAGCCATCCCAGGAGGTGGGAAAAATGGCACAAGCCAAGCCGCGGTCAAGGGTCACCCGCCAGACCGTCACCCGCGACGGCAAGCGGATTCGCGTCACCACGACGACGCACCTGGACGGATCGGTTTCAACCAAGGTCACAGATGCGCCGCCGCTCGAATGGCGGCTCCAAGCCGCCGCGATCAAGCGTTTGCACGGGATGGCGGCGCGGGGCCTCGATTTCGCTTTTGCGGGCGATATGAACGGCCTACCGCTGCTTTCGCCATCGTCGAAGGTCAAGGCCAAGGCCACCGGCATGACGCCGGGCGAGCACGACATCAGGATCTATCTTCCCCACGGCCGGCTGGGCCTGATCGAGTTGAAGAACGCCGACGGCAGGCCATCATCGGAGCAAACCGCCCGCCACAAACGGCTGGCAGAGCTGGGCTTCGACCGGCAGGCCGTGGTCAAGGAAAGGGAAGAAAACGAGGTCGCAGACGCAGTCGAGAGGATCGTTCGGGGCTGGATGGGCGAATAGTTTTCTTCTGTTCCCCACGACGTTTTCTCAGGATTGGCGCGCCAGAGTTGTCGGCTACGTCCCTAGCCGGAATGGCTGAAAAGCGCTCCACGGTGCCGTTATGGCGATTTCGGGGTTTTGGGGCTCGATGGATGGTCCAAAGTAGGCATGCCCACTGTGGAGAGGGGTTGACTTAGTGAGCACTCCTCACCCAGCCCAGCCCACCTCCTTCATCTCACTTCCGGCTGGAGGGTGCTGGAGAGACCCCACCGCCCCCACCTCCCTCACCCCCCTATCCCCTAAAGGGGATATAGGGGGAGGTGGGGAGGGGTGAGGTAGGCTCTCCCGCAACCACCCGAGTAGCTAAAATCCCCACCTAAACCAGTACCGTGGGGAAGTTGTATTTTCTGATCAGTACAACCTATTGCGGTTGTGGCTTTGGGGGGATCAATGGCGATGCCATCAACGTCCACATCTGGCGGTGCGAATATCGCTAGATACGGAGCTGCGAACGGGTCGCGTTCCCGTATCCAGTTGGTCATGGACTATTCGGCTGCACTTGCGACGGCGCAGCCTGGTTTGCGGATCGCCAGATTGATCTGTCTGGCCTATGGCGTGACGATCGACGACCTTCGCAGCCACCGCAGGACAAGTCCGCTGCCAGATGCGCGGCAAGCCATCTCTTACTGGTGCCGCAGGCGAACCGGCCTCTCATATGCGCAAATCGCCAAGCTCGTCGGCGTCAAGGATCACACAACGATCATCCATGGCGTGCGCCAACACCCATACAACCGACTTAAGCAACGACGATATTTGCGGCCTCTGACGTCATTTAGGGTGTGAATTTTACTATATACCATCAGCGCCGCGAGATGGATGGCAAAGATGTCTTGTCGTACCCCTGAAGAACATCGCAATGTCGTAGATGCATGGCGCGCCGTCGCGCCATCCAGTGATAGTGAGATCATGTCTGCTCGCAGGGCGACAGAATACCCAAAGCTTGGTGCCATGGCCGATGCTCTGGCGCCTTTGCTCGCGTGGATGCAGCGCCCCGACGGCATCGCCGAGGGTATCGAAGTCGATCCTGTCGATATCCCGGTGGTCAGCACCAACTGGCGCACCACGCCGCAGCCGGCAGAGATGTCTCCCGAGGACGTCGATGGAATGCGGACAGAGCGCCGGTGGGCGATGCGCCCAACGGTCGGCGAGATCATGGCCGAAGTCGCCGAAGGTAAGACTGATCGCAATGCCGATGGCCAGATCGTCGCAATCGGCAGGCTGCGTTTTAGCGACGGCTCGCAGACGGAGCGCGGCTATCGCTACAGTGCTGATGGCAAGATCACAGCTTGCAGCATCAGAATGCCGACCGGATCGATGCTTGGTGTGCGCGACATCGAAGAGCGGGCTCTCGGCGGCGAGGGATCGGACGGATCGGACATTGATCGGAGCAACCGGTATTTCGCCGAGGTGTTCGGCGCGGCGTTCCGGTTTCTGCCTGGCGGCAGGATTTGTCGAGGCAGATCTTACACAGCCGCCGAATCCCGCGCCATGCTCGCCGATGCCATTGCCAATACGCCAGTCATGCCAGAAGTGCGTCGCTACCCTGCGGGCCTGCCGTGCGGATCGCGCAATGTCGCCGAGAACTTCATCGGCATGCGAAAGGAAGTCGGTGGCGGTGGCGGCTCTGTCGGGTGGGAAGATATCTTCATGGCCCACATCAATCGCAGCGAGTGGGCGGCAACCGTCGCCAATCTGAGCGATGAAAGTCGGCAGACACTCGATGCAACCGAAAAGGCGAAGGGGATCGCGGATCTGGCGCCTGGCCGAAGGGGCGGGAATGCGTATGCGGCAGGACGTAAGCGCCTTCAGGCTGCCAACGACAATCTGATGGCCGCTATGAAAAAAGTTGCGGCCTAGGCGGGAGTATTTGCAGTCTCATGGTGTGGAACAGTGAAGGGGCTTGATCCTCTACACAGTTCCGCGCGCACTGCGGCGGACGCTCGGCCATGCGGCACAAGATGCCGCCTCTGAGCTGGGCGTAACTACCAGATCACTCTCGGCGCGTCTCTCCTCCGCGACAGAGTGAAGCCCGGCTCCTCGAAAGAGTTTGAGCCGGGCGCCATTCATCAGGAAGATGGTTTGATCCCAATTTGTCCTGACCATCATGGCCGGTCCCTCTGCGCTTGTGCATGGGTCGGCTTTCCCATCGTGCGCCATAGCGCCGATAGGCCGGAAGACTGGTTGTCTCCACGGCTTTCTTGAAGAGCGATCGAGAAAGGGAAATCGTTATGGAAGTTGGTACCGTCGTCATGTTCAAGGCCGGGCCGAAAAGCACCTTCGAAACGAAGGCGACCATCGTCGGAAAGGCCAAGACGCCTCGCGGCGAATTCCTTGTGACCAAGGATGATGAAGGCGTCGAGCGCAAGGTGCGCGAGGCGCGTGTTCGTCTGGCTGCCTGACGGCTGAAGGATGGCCAGCCTAACGGCTGCCGTCGAATAATTGGCCCATCGCGGGCCTGAGCGGGTCGGTTCTCGGCTTCGGCCTTGACGCTACACGGTCACCTGGCACCGTGCCGACGAAGCCCGGCAAGTTTTGTTTAAGATGGCGATGGGTGAGTGAATGGCCGACTTCTCAGGAAGGCTGGCGATAGCTCTGTGGGGCTGGTCACTTGGTGTGCTCTTGTTTGGAGCCGTCTTCCTGTTCGTCATTGGGTGAGTGAATGGCCGAGCATCTTATCGAGACGCCATTCGTGTTCCCGCTCTTGGGCATTGGTGCTCTCGCCGTCATTGTTCTTGCTGGCTTGATTGCGACGGGGCGCGGCGATGAAGAGCGATCGTCCTGACCAACGCAGTGCAGAGGCCGATGTTTATCGTCGCCTCTACAAGACGCCGCAATGGCGCGCGCTGCGGCTGTCAAAGCTGTCCCAAGACCCACTTTGTCAGTGGTGCCTAGAGCGGGAGATCGTCGAGACTGCAACTGAGGTGCACCATGCTCGGCCGCACCGAGGTGATGAGGGGGCGTTCTGGCGCGGGCCGTTCATCAGCACGTGCAAGGCCTGCCACGCCAGCCGAGGGCAGCGTGAGGACCTCGGGCAGGACGTCGTGACCTTCCGGGCCGATGGCTGGCCGGCGTGAAGTGTGACAAATAAGTCGCAGTTGCTGAAATGTCACTGTTGCATAAATGACGCACTGGAGGGGGTATCGTCAATTTCCAGGACGACGGCCTCCAGGGACCGGCGCGGGCACATTCCGCGCGCATCCACCATTCAAATGTTGAGCCTGAAAGGGCAGTGAGCCATGGCGAGGCCAAGAACGCCTCGCGCCAAAGCAGCGCTTGAGGCAAGCGACGCGAAGAACCCGCAGCGATTTAAGGACCGAAAAGAACCGGTTGTCAACAGTCCGATCGGCGAGCCACCTGAGTGGATGGTGGACACCAATGCCAGCAAGGCACGGACGGCATGGGAAACGTTTGTTCGGGAGGTCCCGTGGCTGAATGGGTCGCACCGCAGTTTTCTCGAGATCGCCGCCACGATCCGCGGCAGATTGATGGTCGGTGATGATGTCGGCGTCCAGGCACTGAACCTGCTTCGCCAGTGTCTCGGGCAGATGGGGGCAACGCCATCCGACGCGTCAAAGGTGGCGATACCAGATGACGGCGAAGAGAAAGACGACATCCTCGACTAGCGGGACGGCCCTTGATCGCGTGAACGCCTATGCGCGCGCTGTGTTGAGCGGCGAGGAGATAGCCGGCCCGCATGTCAGAAACGCCTGCCGTCGTCATTTTGACGACCTGGATCGCGGCGCTGCGCGCGGGCTGTGGTGGGACGATGCCGCTGCGGTTCGGGTGTTTCGGTTCTTTGAAGAGCGACTGAAGCTCAGCGAAGGTCAATTCGAAGGTACGCCATTTAGGCTTCACCCGTCGCAGGCGTTCAAGCTCGGTTCGCTGTTCGGATGGAAGAACGCGAGCGGCAATCGCCGCTTTCGGCGCGCCTATATCGAAGAGGGCAAGGGAAACGGCAAGTCGCCATTCGCTGGTGGCGTCGGCCTGTACGGCATGATGGCTGACAGCGAGCCCGGCGCTCAGATCTACGCTGCCGCCGCTACGAAAGATCAGGCGAATATCCTGTTTCGCGATGCGGTTAAGATGCGCAACCAGTCGCCAGCGCTAAGGGATCGAACGAAGCCGAGCGGCGGGCCGGGCAAGGAGTATAATCTTGCCTACCACGCGAAGAATTCGTTTTTCCGGCCGCTATCGAAAGAGGCCGGCAAGACTGGTTCTGGCCTGCGCCCACATTTTGCGCTGTGCGATGAGGTGCACGAGCATCCCGACCGGTCGGTTATGGAGATGCTGGAACGCGGATTTAAGTTCCGTCGTCAGCCGCTTCTGTTGATGATTACGAACTCCGGATCAGACCGGAATTCGGTGTGCTGGGAAGAGCACGAACATGCCGTCAGGGTGGCGGCTGGAACGCGCGAACCCGATGATGATTTCGCTTATGTCGGCGAGGTCATAGACGATTCGACGTTCGCCTATGTCTGCTCTCTCGACAAAGACGATGATCCGCTTGAGGACTCGTCGTGCTGGAAGAAGGCAAACCCGCTTCTCGGCACCATCCTGACAGAGGAATACTTGGCTGGTGTCGTCCACCAGGCGAAGGTGATCCCCGGCAAGCTGAACGGCATTCTACGTCTGCATTTCTGCGTTTGGACGGATGCCGACAAGGCATGGATGCCGAGGGCGACGGTCGAAAAGGTGATGGAGGATTTCGACCCGTCGATTCACTACGGCGCACCGCTTTACATGGGCATCGACCTGTCCGGAACGAAGGATATGACCGTCGCCGCGTGCGTTGTGCCGACCGGGAACGTCGACGTCAAGCGCGATGACGGATCGGTTGCCCACCTCCCGACCTACGACGCTTGGGTCGAGGCGTGGACACCAGGGCAGACGCTTATGGCGCGCGCGCAGGCCGACAAGCAGCCTTATGACTTGTGGGTGCGGGATGGCTATTTGAACACGACGGATGGGCCGCGAGTGCGGTTCGACGTTGTTGCGGCGCGCGTGGCCGAAATAGACAGCCTTTATGACGTGGCGTCGATCGCGTACGACAACTACGCCTATGCTAGATTTTCGGAAGAGCTGGATATTTTTGGCGTCAACGCTGAGCAGCTGCCGCACCCGCAGGGCGGCAAGGTGCGAGCCCGCCCGTCTGAAGAGAAAATAGCGGCGGCCAAGGCTGCAGGCGAGAAGGTGCCGCTTGGGCTTTGGATGCCTGGCTCGGTGACCGAGCTCGAAAACCTGATTGTCGATGGTCGGATACGCCTTCGGGCGAGCCCTGTGTTGATGTCTGCCCTGATGGGCGCGACTTTCGACAGAGACGCGCATGATAATCGCTGGTTCGTGAAGTCAAAGGCCTCGGTTCGCATCGACGCTGCCGTGGCGCTGGCCATGGCGTGCGGCGCGGCATCCGATGGCGCGACAGTGGTGCAGCCTGTGATGTCGCCATGGGACGATCCGGATTTCAAGCTGGTGGCCTAAGAGAACGGTGGCGCAATGAGGCTATTCAATTGGGGCCGCAAGGGCGGACCCAGCGCTACTGAAACGCGCGCATCCATCGAAAATCCCTCGGTTCCGGTTGGTGCCGACGGTTTTCTGACGTTTTTCGGGGTGAATGACGCCAATTTACCCGCGATCACCATCGATAGCGCGTTGTGTGTGCCGTCGGTGTGGGCTGCGGTTGCGTTTCTTTCGCGGACGCTGGCGACACTGCCAATCCACGCCTATCGATCGTCGAAAGACGGACCGAAGCGGCTCGGTGGAAAGATCGAAACCGTAATCCATGACGCGCCGAATGACGGCATGGATTCGTTCAAGTTCCGTCAGTATTTTTGGCAGCAGGTTTTTACCGGCGGCCGTGGCCTGGCTTGGATTGAGCGCACGCCGGCTAGCCTAGAGGCTATATGGCCGATCGACCCGTCGAAGACGACGATTTCAAAGTCGCCGAACGGGACGTTGACCTATGTCGTAGGGGGGCAGACCTACGACGCGACAGAAATCATCGACGTGCCATTCATGCTCAAGGCTGATGCGGCTGGCCATTATGGCCCGATAGCGCGCGCCAGCAAGGCCATCCAGTTGGCGCTCGCGATGAATGACTACGCCAGCAATTTCTTTGCTGGCGGCGGCGTGCCGCCGTTGGCCTTGTCCGGCCCCATGCCGGCGGGGCCTGATGCGGTTAAGAGAGCGCAGCAAGATATCAGGCGCGCGATCGACGCGGCCAAGGGCAGTAGCGAACAGGTTTTCCCGATCCCTGCCGGCTATGATTTGAAGCCTGTTGGGTTTGACCCTGAAAAGGGACAGATGACCGACGCGCGCCGGTTTCAGATCGAGGAAATTGCTCGCGCCTACCAGCTACCGCCGGTTTTCCTGCAGGATCTGACGCACGGCACTTACAGCAACACAGAGCAACAGGGCGCCATCCTCGTCAAGCACCTCATCGGCCAGTGGGCGAAGGCGCTCGAGGGCGAGATGACGTTGAAGCTGTTCGGCCGCAGTGGTTCGTCCCGGTACGTCGAGCATAATCTCGATGGGCTGATGCGAGGCGACTTCGCGACGCGCATGGAAGGCCTGTCGAAGGCTGTGCAGAACGCGCTGCTGACGCCGAACGAGGCGCGAGAGCTTGAGAACAGGCCATCGCGACCAAATGGCGACGACCTGATGATCCAGGGAGCGACTGTCCCAATGGGACAGCAAAAGATGCAGGGCGCTGCTGCGAATGACAATCAACAGAATGAGGCGCAAGCCGCATGAACGGCATTGAAAAGCGCGGCGGCTCCCTTGGCGTTGAGGTGCGAGCCGACAGCGATAAGCGCACACTCGTCGGGTACGCAGCGGTGTTCAACAGCGACACCGTAATCGGCGATTTCATGGTCGAGCGGATCGTTCCTGGGGCGTTCAGCAGGGCGCTGAGGGCTGATATCCTCGCGCTCGTCAACCACGATCCGGGCCGCGTCGTCGGGCGCACCAGGAGCGGCACTTTGCGGCTCGCCGAGGATGATCGCGGCTTGAAGGTTGAGATTGATGTGCCCGACACTACGGACGGCAACGATCTCTGGACGCTAGTTGAGCGTGGCGACATTAGCGGCATGAGCTTTGGTTTTCGCGTCACAAAGCAGGAATGGGACGATACCGGCGATTTGCCGCATAGGACCATTCTTGAGGTGGAGTTGTTCGAAGTCACCGCAACTCCGATCCCGGCGTATCCAGACACCAGCCTCGCAATGCGATCGCTCGAGAGCGCGCGTGCTGAGGCTGAGGCCGCGCGAGATGTGGAGCGGCGCAAGCGCGAAAACGCCGCCGCAGCGCAGCGTCGCATCGCCGAGAAACACGCAATTCAGGAACAGAAGTTTCGGCGCATCCGGCAGGACGCCTCGTAGCCGGCCATCAGGCCGAAGTCACCCGGCGCCAGCCGGAGGGCCGGACGGTTAGTCCTGCCAGATCTCATCATAGCCCGCCGTGTGCGGGCTTTTTCATGCCCGAAAGGACTATCCAATGAACCTGACCGAGATGCAGGAAAAGCGCGGCCGGCTGGTCGCGCAGGCTCGCGAAGCGCTCGACGAGATCAAAAACAACACAGACGAGGCGCGCTCCGCTGATCTCGATGCTCGTCACGACGCCATCATGGCTGAATATGATCAGGTCGAGAGCTTGATCGAGCGCGAGCAGAAGATGGCCGACATCGAGAAGCGGCTTGAGGAGCGTACGAAGGAGCGCGAGGCAGAAGACCGCCGCAAGCGTCGCCCGAACCAGGGTGATAACGTTGAGCACCGCGGCCAGGACGACGGCGACAAGCCCGAATATCGTCAGGTGTTTTACAAGTTTCTCGCTGGCGGCGCCGATCTCGGAGAACTCGACGCCGAAGAGCGTGCGATCCTGAGGGCTGGCGTTCAGTCGCTCAAGGAATCTCGCATGCAGACGACCGGCACCAATTCGGCCGGCGGCTATACGGTTCCGGTCGAGCTCGCGAACTTCATCGTCAAAACGATGAAGGACTGGGGGCCGATGTACAATGAAGACATCGCGACCGTCATTCCGACGAGCTCCGGCAACATCATCAACATTCCGACCATCGACGACACGGGCGTTACGGCTGAAAAGCACACCGAGGGCGCTGCGCTGACGGATGATGGCGGCAAGGACGCCACTTTCGGCCAGAAGCAGCTCGGCGCCTATGTCTACGACACCGAGTTCGTCAAGTTCTCGATGGAGCTTGCCGCCGACAGCATCTTCAACATGGAGGCGCTGCTTGGCGCGCTGCTCGGTGAGCGCCTTGGCCGTATCGCAAATCGCGAGCTGACCATCGGCGACGGCGTTGACGATCCGAACGGTGTCGTTACCGCTTCTTCGCTCGGGAAAGTCGCGACGGCCGCTGCCGCGATTGCTTCCGACGAGCTCATCGACCTTCTGCACTCGGTCAATGCGGCTTACCGCCGGTCTCCGAAGGCTCGATGGATGTTCTCAGACCTGACGCTGGCGGCCATCCGCAAGCTCAAGGATGGCGATGGGAACTATCTGTGGCAGATGGGCGACGTCACCAAGGGCGAACCTGGCGTGCTGCTTGGTTACCGATACGAGATCAACGACGACGTCCCGGCCATTGCGGCTGGCGCGAAGCCCGTCATCTTCGGTGACTTCTCGAAGTATTTCGTCCGCAAGGTTGGGTCGCCGGTCATTGGCGTGCTTCGTGAGCGATTCTGGCCCGATCTCGGTATTGCCGGCCTGATCAGGTTCGACGGCGAGCTCGGCGACACCGCTGCGGTGAAGCACCTGATTATGGCCGCTTCGTAAGTTGTGAACCGCCGATGGTGACGGTCGGCTCATCATGGTGGGCGGTCTTTGCCGCCCACCTCATGAACCGAAGGAGTTTCGATGAAAATCAAGATGATTTCGAGTGTTGCTGGTGTCGACTTCGCGTTGTCGCCTGGCGATGAAACGGATCGATTTGGTGATGCGGAGGCCATTCGCATGATCGAAGCCGGATTTGCCATCCCGGTCGCTGGCCAGGAAATGGAGCGCACCGTCGTCGATCATGTTGCCGAACGCCGCGGCCGGAAAGGAAAATCCAATGTGGTATCCGGCAACGGTGACGACACCGCCGGCCACTGAGCCGGTCACTCTGGACGACGTCAAGCGACAAGTTTACGTCGACCACGATGACGACAATGATCTGATTGAACGCTTGATTGCTGCGGCTCGAGATCATGTCGAGCGGTATTGCGGCGCGATGTTCGCAAGCCAGACGGTCACGATCAAATGCGACGAATTCGGCGATTTCTCTTATCTGCCGGTGGCGCCAGTATCGTCGATCTCATCCATTGAATACGATGCTATTGGCGGGACCGCAGTGACGCTGCCAACCAGCGTCTACGAGCTGCGATCTGACGGCATAGAATCGCGCATTGTTCTCAAATATGGCCAGCAGTGGCCCCCCATCCAGCCCGGATCACGCATCACCGTAACGGCAGTGGTCGGCCATGACGATGTGCCGCCGGCCGTGAAGCACGCCATGCTTCTCTACATCGCCAACGCGTTCGAAAACCGCGAGAACGCCGCAGACGGCGGTTGGACGACGATGGACAGCCTCCTTTGCAACTTCCGGCGAGGCTAAAATGCCATGGGTGCGCTTCACCTCAAATTATGATTATCGACCCTCTGAGCGCCGAGGCCGCGTTACGATTGCGTTCAAGGCTGGCGCGGTGCGTTTTGTGCGCCGTGAATGTGCAAGCCGAGCCATCGCCGCTGGCCGCGCCGAAGAAGTGAATAGGCCGGAGCGCCAATGCCGAATGCAGGAAGCCTGAAGGAGCGCATCGCTTTCGACGCACCGGTGATGAGCCGGGACGAATACGGTGGCACCGTGATAGGTTGGGAAGAGCGGACATCGTGCCGGGCAGGGCTGCAGTATCGGAACGGCGGCGAGCAGGTCATGGCCGATCGCCTTAGCGGGACGCAAACCGCCGTGATTACGGTGCGAAGATCAAGCGCGACCGCGATCATTACGCCGCAATGGCGGGCCCGCGACGTGCGCAGCGGGACCATATACAACATCCGCGAGGTGCGCTTGCCGCCTGATGACCCATCCGTCGTCGAGATCATGGCGCAGTCAGGAGTTGCCGTCTAATGGCTGTTCGCGGACTTGCAAGCCTGAAAAAGAAGCTTGCGAGAATGCCTAATGAGGCGCGCAAGGAGATCCGCAAAGCGCTTGATCAGGGCGCCTATGAGATAGCTGAGACTGCCGCATCGTGGGCTCCCGTCGATAGCGGCGACCTTAAGAGGTCGATCGGATATACGTTTGGCGAATACCGTGCGGCGAACGCCAATGTGCGAGGCGTGACGGGCCGATCTGGCGCATCTGGTGACCCTGATTTGAGCGTCACGGTACATGCGGGAGATGAGAAGGCTTGGTACGCCGCGCTCGTTGAATTCGGCACGGCGCCGCACTTCGTTGAGAAGGGCGCCGCCACGGTAGTCGGTAAGATTAGGAGAAAAGTGCGCGGCGGCGGTAAACAGCACCCTGGAACCAAGCCGCAGCCGTATTTTTTTCCTGCCTATCGAGCAAACAAGAAGCGAATTAAGGCAAGTATAGCGCTTGCGACTAAGCGCGCCGCTCAGAAGGTTGCCAATTCATGATTGGTCCGCAGGTACAGGCGGCCGTCTTCGCCGCCTTGACATCTGCCGATGTGGCTGATGGCCGCATCTTTGACGGCGTCCCTGATGGCGCGGTGTTCCCATATGTTGAGATCGGAGACGAGCAGATCGTTGATGATGGCAATACATGCTCGGATGCATGGGAAGTTTTTATAGACTGTCATATTTGGAGCAGAAGCCAAAGCCGGACAACGGCTGAGGTAAAGCAAATCGGGGCAGAGATCGTCGATGCACTGTCTCAAGAGCTTCCGCTAAACGGATACAGCGTCGTCTTATTTAAGCTTGATACAGCAAGATATTTGGATGATCCAGATGGCATCACAAAGCATGGCATTGTAACCATGCGATACGCCGTCGAGGAAGCCTAGCACCAAATCATCACATCTGGAGAATTCAATATGGCCACGGCTAACCCGGTCAAATCGATCTCGGGCAAGAAGCTGCTCGTGCAGATTGGCGATGGCGCATCGCCTGATGAGGTGTTCGCGTCGGACTGCATGATCAATGCTGAGCGCGGGCTTGCCCTCTCAGTCGATAGCAACGACTTCGTCATCCCGGATTGCGATGACCCCGATGCCGCTGGATGGAAAGAGCGGGAAGTGGACGGCATGTCAGGCACGATTTCTGGCTCGGGAATGCTGCACACGACCAGCTTTGCGACTTGGTTCAACTGGATGGAGTCTGCGGCGCCGAAGCGCTGTCGCGTGACCTTGGATGTCACGGCGGCAAACGGCGGCGGCTATGTTGAGGGCCTATTCTTCTTGACTAGCTTTGAAGTGAAGGGCAGCCGTAACGACAAGGTGACGGCGGATGTTACGCTTGACAGCACGGGCATCCTTACTTGGACGGATGCCGCCTAATGCACAAGCACGGAACCGTAGTCCTCGCATGGGGCGACGGAGAATATCCGTTTCGACTCGGGCTCGCCGAAATGGGCGAGCTCGAAGACAAGCGAGATGCTGGCGTTTGGAGTCTGCTCCAGCGTCTTCGTGACGGCGAATGCCGCACACAAGATGTCGTGGAAACAATCCGCCTCGGCCTGATTGGCGGAGGTGTGACGCCGGTCGAGGCGCTGAAGAAGGTCCGCGTCTACTGCGAAGAGCGGCCTATCGAGGAAAGCCGCATCGTTGCGTTCAGCATCCTCGGCGCATCCATGACGCGGCTTCCTGGCGACAAGGGAAACGAGCAATCGGGGGAAGGCGACCCGGCGGGGACGATGAGCGTCTCGACCTCGCCGGGATCGTCGGAAGCGCAGCCGCCATCGGCGTAAATGACCCGCTGTCGCTATCGCTCGCTGAGTGGTGCGCCGCCGTCAATGGTTGGCTGAAGGCGCACGGCACGGAAGAGGCGGCGCCGCCCACGGAAGAAGAGTTCGAGGCCGCGCTCATGAGGTTCGGGAGCGGCCGATAAAACTGTCATCCTGCAGTCGAGCAGCTCTTGGCCTTCATCGTGGATTCGATCGCGTTGACTTTGCCCTTCGCGATGGCGACCTGACCCTCCTTGTCGCCGCCGAAGGCGCTGGAAACAGGCACCCCGAGAAGGAAGACACCGAACGCGTCACCACTGGCGGCGTCGTTCTGTTGCTTGCTGAGGGAGGTAAGCGCGCCCTGTTCCTTCATGTATTCCTGCGCCAGCTGCTTGCATTCCAGATTGCCATAGGCGGCCATGGGCACCTCGACCGGCACAATGGCATCCGGACGCTTGGCGCATGACGACACCGTCGCGGCGAGCGCGACCAACGCGATGATCTGCTTTTTCATGATCCCTCCAATGCGGAGGGCGATAGAATTGTATCGCAGCGGTTGTGTCAATGGGGCGAAATTGAGGCGAAAGCGCTCATGGCGGGCAGGCCGCCGCTTCGGCGTCGGCCGCTGTGATCATAACGCCGATCAGAAAAAGCAGCCCGAAATCCATTTCACCTTCTCCCGTTCGGCGATGATTAAGAGAGACAGGCATGGCGACAGATATTGAGCGCCTGGTGGTTGAGCTCTCGGCTCAGATCAACAAATATGATCGCGATCTGCGCAAGGCTCAAGGAATTTCCGACCAGCGCTTCCGCGCCATTGAGACGCGCGCTCAGAAGATGAGCAAGGCGCTGCAATCCTCCTTTTCGGGGATCGGGCGTAGTTTGGTCGCCGGCCTCACGGCCTATGTCGGCGTCCAAACCCTCGGCGACATTGCAAAGGCGGCGGCATCCTATCGCGATCTTCAAAACGCGCTCAAGGTGACGGGTCTCGAAGGCGAGGCGCTCGCTGGCACGTTCAACAGCCTCGCGTCGATCGCGATGCGCCAGGGCGCGCCGCTCGATGCTCTGGTGACGCTCTATTCTCGGGCGTCCCTTTCGGCCAAGGATCTCCACGCCTCGCAGTCGGAGCTGATCCAGTTCTCCGAGGGTGTGGCGACCGCGCTGCGCGTGCAGGGCACCTCGGCCAGCGAAGCATCCGGCGCGCTCCTCCAGCTGACCCAGGCGCTCGGCAACGGCACGGTGCAGGCGGAAGAGTACAACTCACTCCTCGATGGCGGGCAGGCGATCCTGCGCACGGTGGCGGCCGGGCTCAAAGAGGCAGGCGGGTCCGTTTCGGAGCTGACGAAACTCGTCAAGAGCGGGCAGGTCTCATCCGAGGCGTTCTTCCGTGCATTCCTGGCGGGGCAGGGCCAGTTGCAGGAGCAGGCGAGCAAGGCCGAGGGCACGGTCGCCCAGTCTATGAACCGCATCGGAACGGCGATGACGCTGCTGATCGGCCATCTCGACGACACGACGAGAGCCTCAAGTAACGCGGTCGCTAATCTCAACGCCGTCGCAGACGTTATCCAGAAGCTGCCGTCTTACATTGATGCTGCAGCGGAGGGGTTCGAGTCGTTAAACAAATGGCTGAATGACGTCGGAAACTCGTCTTTCTTCAAGAAAATGAACGAGATACTCGGCGTGAATGAGATGACGCCGGATGAGCTGCGCAAGCTCGGCATCAACCCGGCTGCAGACGGGGCAGATAGCCGCGTCGCCAACGCATTTTCGGACACGGCTGGCACCGGTGTCGCGACGGCATCAAAAACCAGCCGAGTGACATCTGCGCCGAGCCAGGTCTCCATCCTGGATCATCCGGTCAACAGCTCCAAAACCACCAAGACCAAGAAGGCCCGCGAGGACGATTGGCAGCGCGAGACGCGGCAAATCCAGGAGGAAACAGAGGCCATCAAGGCCGAGACGCTGGCGCAGTCGGCGCTCAATCCGCTTATCGATGATTACGGCTTCACCCTTGAAAAAGCGCGGTCGGAACAGGAACTTCTGACCGCAGCCAAGCGCGCCGGCGTCACGGTGACGCCGCAGCTCCGCGACCAGATCAATCAGCTCGCCACAGCCTATGCGCAGGCAACTGCCGAAGCCAATAAGCTGGATGAAAGCCAATCTGAGGCTCGCCGGAGCGCGGCAGAGATGCGCGACCTCGGGCAGGACGCCCTGGGAGGCTTCATCAAGGATCTACGAGACGGCAAATCAGCGGCCGACGCCTTTGCCGATGCCCTCGGCAAGATCGGCGACAAGCTGCTCGACATGGCGCTCAACAATCTGTTCGACCCCAAATCTGGGGGAGGACTAGGGGGTCTGCTTGGCGGCATCGGGAGCCTTCTTTCCGGGGCCCGAGCTTCCGGTGGCCCGGTTTCTGCGGGCGGGGCCTATCTCGTCGGCGAGAAGGGGCCGGAAATCTTCGCCCCGACGCGATCCGGCACTATTCTGCCGAATAGCGCCGTGAAGTCAGCCGGCGGTCAGGTTTACTCGCCCTCGTATGTCATCGACGCACGTGGAGCCGAGGCAGGCGTGGAGCAGAAGATCGTGGCGGCGATCAAGGAGTACGACAAGGGCTCCTATGGCCGGTTCCGGTCCAATTTGGACCGGACTAAGACGCGCAGCGGGGCGTTGCGCTGATGGCCATCACCTTTCCCCGCGCCATCCCCGACGTGCCCTATGTCGGGGCCGATCTGGAGCTTATCGAATCCGTGTCGCAGTCGCGATCGGGTGAGCGGCTGACCAATATCGTGGAGTACGCCGATCCCGTTTGGCGGGTGACGCTCACGACCAAGCCTTTGCGCCCGCCCTTGGCCGCATCGGTAGAGGCGTGGTGGCGCTCGCTGCGGGGCGGGCTCAAGACGGTGCTCTATCGGCACCCCTGGTACTGCACACCGATCGGCAATGTTTCGAGCCGAGGCCCGGAGCTTGATCCGGGGACCGTCTCCAGTGTCGCCAGCGGCAATGTGGTGGCGATCGCCAGCGTCGACGCGGGGCTCGTGCTTTCGCCGGGCGATTATGTCTCGTTCGCCGCGGTGAGCGGCGTCCGTCATCTCGGGCAAGTCTCGGATGTTTCGGGCACCGGCACGAGCCGAACCGTCACGATCGAGCCGCCTGCGCCGGTTGGACTTAATCTGGTGGGTGCGACGGCTCGGTTTGACCGCGCCGAGTTGTTAACGCGGCCGATCGCCGGATCGCACGACGTGTCGGGCTCATCGACGCTCAAGACGATCACCTTCCAGCTTCTGGAGAGCGCGACATGAGGTCTTTACCTGAAGCGGTGCTCGCCAAGCTCGACGCGGGCCTGATCGTCACCCGTGGTCTGATGCGCTTCGACTTCGGGGGCGGGACCTACGCGTTTTGGACCGGGACCCAGCCGCTCACCTATGAGGGGCTGACCTACCTGCCGGGGAGCATTATCGAGGTCGAGGCGGTCCATGGATCGTGGGGGATGGATGCCGAGGGGATGAAGATCACTCTGGCGGCCGCGCCAGACGACGGCCTGACGCCCGACGTGCTCGCGACAATCGAGCAGGAGGACTATCACCAGCGCCCGGTGACGATCTCCGACCTCTATATCGATCCCGACACGCGACAGATCCTGTTCCGGGAGCCGGTCTATCGAGGATACGTCGACGTGATCGAGCACGACGACGGGCCGGAGCCGAAGCTCATCGCTAGCTGCGAGAGCCGCGCGCTCGACAATCAGCGCGAGGGCTACCGGATGCGATCCACCGCCGATCAGGCCCTGATACACGACGGCGACCTGTTTTTTCAGCACGCCGAGGTCGCGGGTAAGCAAGAGCTGTGGTGGGGGCGCAAGAAGCCATGACGCGCGTCACGGGGTGGGAGAAGGCGCTCGTCAGCGTGATCGAACGTCATGCCGCCATGCCCTTTGCCTGGGGCAAAAGCGACTGCGGGATGCTCGCGGCCGATTGCGTCGAGGCGGTGCTCGGCGAGGATCTGTTCGGCAGATATCGCGGCTATTCGACGGAACTCGGCGCCGCGCGGAAGCTAAAGAAGGGCGGCTTCAGCACCGTCGAAGATGTCTTTTCCTCCGCTTTTGAAGAGGTGGCGCCGTCCCTCGCGCAGCGCGGCGACGTGGGCGTGATCGAGCGCGACGGCAAGATCGGCGCCGGCGTTATCACGTCCTTCGGCTTTGCCTGTCGCGGCGAGACGTCCGTCCGCTACGAGCCCATCACGGCTGTCAAACGAGCCTTCAAGGTCCGATAAATCATGGCCATCATTGCAGCAGCGGTCGCGGCGATCGCTACGGCGGCTGGAGCGTCTGCATCCTTCGCCGCCTTCATCGGCCAAGCGGCCGTGGCCGCTGTAGGAATCGGCTTGTCGCTTGCCGGCTCGGCGTTTGCGAAAAAGCCGAAGGCACAAGGCACCGGCGGCACGAAGCTCGAGGTGCAATATGGCGGGACGGTCGGACGCCAGATCGCGGTCGGCCTCGTCGCGACGGCCGGTCAGGACATCTACTCCAACACCTATGACGGCAAGAGCAACAAGCGTCTCCAGAAGGTCTATGTGCTCTCCGACAGCCGCATCACGTCGGTCAAGCGCGTGGCGATCAACGGGTACTGGTACGTCCTCAGCACGACGGACATCACCGCCGAGGGCGCGGCCGTCATCGCGACGGGCTCCGAGGATGCGGCGGTCGGTCACCTCAGGATCAAGGTCTATGACGGGACACAGACGGCCGCAGACCCGAACCTCGTGGCCAAGAGCAACCCCGCGGGGCGCTGGACCGCTGCCCATGTCGGCTATGGCGTCGCCTACGCCGTGGTAACGGCCAAGTGGGACGATGACGATATGTCAGCCGTCCCGCAGCTGCTTTTCGAGATCGAGGGTGCGCCGCTCTACGATCCCCGCAAGGACTCTTCTGTTGGCGGCTCCGGGGCGCACCGGTGGAATGATCCGAGCACGTGGGAGTATACGGAAAATCCGATCATCCAGGTCTATGCCTATGAGCGCGGCTTTTGGATCGGCGATCAGCTCATCATCGGCAAAGGGATGCCGGCCTCAGACCTGCCCGTCGCGGCGTGGATGGCGGCGGCGAACGTCTGCGACGAGACGGTTGATGGATCGCAGCGCTACCGATCGGGCTACATCTATGAGGCCGGCGACGGGATCACGCATCAGGACAACCTTGAGCCGGTGCTCAACGCTGCTGCGGCGATGTTGATCGAGCGCGTCGACGGTGATTATCCGATGGTGGGGGCCAATCAGCCCGTGGTTGCCACGCTGACCGACGCCGACCTGATCGTCGATGCGCCTCGCAAATTCCAGGCCAAGAGATCCCGCACCTCGCTGATCAACGCCGTGTGGGGCTCCTACAACAACCCCTCCGATCTTTGGTCTCAGGCGTCGTTTGAGCCCCAGGTGAGCGATACCGCGCTTGCCGCCGATAGGGAGTGGCACGGCATCTCCATCGACTGGAAGGCCGTGGACAACGAGGGGCAGGCGATCCGGCTTGGTGATATCGCGCTCCGTGAAAACCGCTATCAGGCGAGCGCGACGATCACGGTGCGGCCGAGATGGGTCGTGTTGGAGGTCGGCGACTGGATATCGTGGGCCTCGGCGCGCTACGGCACCCGGACTTATCGCGTGGTCGGGCGCTCGCTGGCGCCGCTCAACGCGCAGGGCGCGCGCAACGTCACGCTGACCCTCCAGGAGATCGGCAATGGCGTCTATGACAGCTCCGTCGTCATCCCCGAGCGGACGCCGAGGGTGGGGCAGGAGCCGCCGCAGTACGTCTCGACGCTGCCTGGCTTTGGTGCTTTGCCGACGACCGTGACGAGCGAGGACGGGCGCACCTATCCGGCGCTCTATGCCTACTGGACGCTGATCGACGATGTGACGGTCGATTCCGTCGTGATCCGCTACTGGGCGGCGGCCGACGACAGCCAGATGATCACCAAGGTCATCCAGATCGACCAGTCGGCGCCGCAGACGGATGCGATCCTCGCCGAGGGCGTTTTGCCGCGCACCGATTACGAGATCGAGGGCACCGTGGCGGCCAGCCCGCCGCGCGGCGTGACCTGGGCGGGGCCGGTGACAGTCACGACGGGCGACGAGGAGCTGTCCGTCAGGCTGATCGACCTCAAGGAGGACGTGCAAGAAGTCCTGACCTACGGCCAGCAGAACTTTTACGCACTCCAGTCCCTTATCGAGGGGCTGGCCTCATCGGTGGCTCTCACCAACGCAACAGTGGTTGCCGAGGCCCTGGCGCAAAATGACCGTGGCTGGCAGCTCTCGGCGCAGATCATAGAGGAACGCACCACGCGAGCCTCGGAGGATGAGGCGCTGGCGACGCGGACGGACGCCGTCCAGGCAACCGTGACGGATCTGTCGGGTCAGGTGCAGGGGCAGGCAACGGCGCTCAACAGTCTCTCCTCCAGTGTCTCGACGCTCAACGGCACCGTCTCGGCGCAAGCCTCCGCGCTGACCGGCGTCCAGGCTGCGGTGGGCGATGCGACGGCAGACGGGCTGATCCGATTTGAGGCCGTCGCGGCGCCGGCTGGCGTCTCAGCAAGGCTGTCGATCCAGGTGCGAGCATCGACGGCCAGCGGCTATGCCAACAGCGGCATCTATCTCGACGCGATGGGAGACGGCGGCAGCAGGATCGTCAACATGGCCAACCAGTTTATCGTCACCGACGGCGCCAACGCCTACCTCCCGCTCGTCTATGAGGGCGGGGTCCTCAAGCTCAACGTCGCGCAGTTTTACACGCTCCAAAGCGGCAACGGCAAACTGGTGATCGACGGCACCAACGGCACAATCTCGATCTACGACTGACCATGGCTCTCCGAACCTATATCAACGCCGGACGCCTCATCATCTCAGAGGCGGGCTACAACGCCGACCCCGCCCTTGCCGATGAGCACAAGGTGTTCGACAGCAATTGGGCGTTCTCGGGCAGGGTGATCGCGTCCGGTTTTCTGATCGATCCCGCTACGCCGGCAAGCGGTAACGATGTGACCGCAAGCAATACGGATCAGACGTTTTCCATTCCGGCAGTGTTCGATGTCATACCTACGGTTCGGCTCGTTCTGGTGGCCCCATCGCAGTATGTCTCCCCGACCAACTTCACCTTAGCTTTTTTCGGGCGGTACGTCCGATCGGTCAGCGGCACCAGCGTGACCATAGGGCGTGATCGTGCCCCGCCATCTGGTGGTTCGTCTCGTTGGTACATCAGACACGCATTTTACTGGGTCTACTCGTCGTGACGAAAAGGCTGCAAATCGGGCAGATTGGAGGCGCTTTCGGGCTTGCTGTTGCCAAACCAGGCTATGACGTGGATGTGGCTACTTCCGGCAGCTTGCTCCTAACCGATAGGGACCGGATATCGCGGGTCGCGCTTTCCGGAACCTTCGCCGTTACAATCGACCACAGTGATTTTCTGAACTCAGAAGGGGTCATCTGGTCTAGGTACCGATACTACTGGAGCGTTGGTCTAGGTAAATTCTATCCATTGATGCCGAATGCTCACGTATTCATATCCATGACATTCAAGCGGAGCACGGGCGACAGCTTTACTAGAGATTACCGAACGGCTTCTCAGGCCTCATCTCCGGATGGGGGCGTTAGATTTGACGGGTATTCGTTGTCGGAAGACACTGGAGACATTGAGATCGTCAATGGATTTCGTCCCACGTCTGGTGACGGCTACTACTTCGTGTTCGAGTAAATGACGAGGCGAGTTTACGTTGCGCCCGGAGCGTTTCGGGTCGGTTTGCCTGGGTTCGACGCGGCTACCGCGCCTCCTGAAGGCCTCGCTTTGTCGGAGACGTTTAAGTCGTTAAAGCCATGGATCGTCGGTAATGCCACGCTAGGCGGCGGCGCCAATACCACGGTAGCCCTTCCAATTCCGGGGGCATTCTTCGCGCTTTGCTGGTTTACTGCGCCCGTCCCTGCGGACGCAGATATTGACCTCACCATTCCCACGGCGTCAGGCGATACGAGCGGGCCATACATCACGCTGAGGCATGAAAAGACTGGCTTTATTCTTTACAACACTGTGAAGAATTACACGATGCCGATCAAGTACATCATCTTCCACAACCGCGCTGATTAATCGGAGGCCCCATGGCCATCTACAACGACGGCACCGCTACGGTGACGGCGGGCTCTGCTGTTGTCACTGGATCGGGCACGGCCTGGGCGATTGCTGCCGTCAACGGCGGCATGTTCAGCCTCCAGGGGCTGTCGGTCCCTATCGCGGCAGTCCAGAGCAACACACAACTGACGCTCGCCTATCCCTGGCCCGGAGGGACGGCGACGAGCGCCTACGCGATTGATCTGACGCGGGCGGACGCGGCGAGCGCGGCGACAAGCAATGATCTGCTTGCCGCGTTGGTGACGACGCTGAGGGATTCCGTATCGCCTTACATGCGGACGGTGCTGGATGACGAGAGTGCGGCGGCGGCGCTGCAAACCCTCGGCGCCGAGCCGGCGCTCGGCTTTACGCCCGTGCAACAGGGAGGAGGGGCCGGGCAAAACTCAAATAAGCTGCGGATCGGTTGGAAAAACACCAATCTGGGGCTCCAGGTCGACAACTCAGATCTGGGCAATTTTTGGGGCGATTGGCAGACTGCGGTTAGCCTCGCCGGCAACGGGTATCAGCTTTTGCCCTCGGGCCTCGTCGTGCAATGGGGGACGGAGACCTCCGGCCTCAGCGATACCGTCGTCAACTTCCCCTCGGTCTATCCATCGGGGTGCGCCGCTGTGGTCGCGACGTCTCAATTCGATTCGATCTCCGGCAGCGCCTTGATCGTCTGCCATTGCTCGCAGCTCGGTAGGACGGGATTTGTGGTCCGCAAAAGGGCGATCGTCGGGGTGGCTTCGCCTGTCGGTGAAACAACGCCCGCGCAGTGGATTTCGATAGGATTCTGAGCCGATGAAGACCTATGCCAAGTTTGACGATGGCCACCCGGACGGCTTTTGGCGCGAGGATCTATTCCCGGTGCGGCCTGACGGCGCCCGGCACCCGGATATCCCGGCCGATGCGGTGGAGATCACTGAGGCGCAATGGCGCGACTTTGTCGACCATCCAGGGCGGCGGATTTGGCAGGATGGCGCGGTGGTCGCCTATGATCCGCCACCGCCGCCGCTGACAGAGAGCGACTACAGTCGGGCCGTACAGGCCCACCTCGACGCCAAAGCGCGCGAGAGGCGCTACGACAGCATCCAGGCGGCCGTGACCTATCGGGGCGATCCCAACGCGCAATTTGCCGCCGAAGCGGAAGCTCTCATCGCTTGGCGGTCTGCCGTGTGGACCTATGCCACGGCGCAGCTCGCCGCCGTCGAGGCGGGTGAGCGCGAGCAACCGACCGTGGAGGCATTTCTCGCGGAGCTGCCAGTTTTCGAGTGGCCTGACTAATCTTCCGATAGTTTTTCGGCGGCATCTATTGTGTGCTGACTGGCGCGCAACATCTCAGTCACAAATTGGCGTCGCTTTTGCGGGCGAATGTGATGGTCGATCCACTGAAGCAGGTCTTCAGGGATATTTATAGTAACCCTATGAATATTGAGTGGCGGACGGCCCATCAAGTCATCCTCGTGCTTTTGGGCGACTGGTAGCACGCGCCTCTTTCATGTGAGTTCATATAAATCGAAATCTTCGATAAGTCTTAAAGACGACACGGAGAGGTTATGATTACGACCGATTTCAGGGGCGCCGCGAAGCGCCTCGACGACATCGATTTGCCTCGCATCGCTGCAACCATCGGCGTGGGCGAGGATGAACTCCACGCCGTCCTTGACGTGGAGACTGGAGGGGGATCTGGGTTTGATGCCAAGGGGCGCCCTCGGATGCTCTTTGAGCCGCACGTTTTCTATCGTGAGCTTTCCGACGCCGAGCGCGCCAGAGCCGTCACCGCCGGGCTTGCTTATAGGACGTGGGGTGAGCGTCCGTATCCATCCGACAGCTATCCTCGCCTCATCGGGGCAATGGCGATCAATCGCGCGGCGGCGCTTCGGTCGGCCTCGTGGGGGCTCGGTCAGATCATGGGGTTTAACGCGAGCCTCGCCGGATTCGCGTCGGTGGACGCATTGGTTTCGGCATTCATGGCCGATGAAGAGGCTCACCTTGCCGCGATGGTATCATTCATCACGGCATCCGGCCTCGATGATGAGCTCCGCCGACACGACTGGACGGGATTCGCGCGCGGCTACAACGGGGCCGGCTATGCCAAGAACCGATATCACCTCAAGCTCGCCAGCGCATTCGCGAAGTGGCAGGGGATTAGGGACACTTCATGGTCACCGGCAGATGCGGCGGAAGATGCCTCAGCCGTCGATAAGAGCACCGTCGCGTTACACCGCGGATCAAGAGGCGAAGACGTAAGAGCGCTCCAATCTGACCTGGCGACCGTCGGCTCCTACACAGGAAAGATCGACGGGGATTTTGGACCGGCGACCGAGGCTGCAGTCGTCGCTTTCCAGAAGATCGCCGGCATCCTTCCAGATGGATGGGCCGGCGACGAAACCATAGACGCTATCAAAGCCGCGCTCGTCGCCAAGCCTGCCACTGTCGATGATCGAATTTCAGATCTCGAGCGGCGCGTATCCGCCCTTGAGGCGGCACAACCACCACATCATCTCACCACTGAGGGTTTCTCATGCTGCGCATTTTCGCTGCGGCCATCGCCGCATTGTGCCTGATCTCGGGCACGGCCTACGCCGCCGAGGCCATTACCGACACTGCCGTCTCTCTCCCGGTGGGAGAGTGGGTCGGAGACGTGGCTGCGCTTCTCCTAGCCATCTCCGGATCAGTCATTATGTGGGCGTTCCGTCACCTGCCGTCGTCTATCGTCCAGGTCCTCAAGACCATGCAGGCAGAGCAGCTGCTTGGCAAAGCGCTCGCCTACGGCATCAACGCCACTGCCGGCGCGGCCAAGGGCAAGACACTCACCGTCGACGTTGGTAATGCCGTTGTCGCTCAGGCTGCCAGGTATGCGGTCAATCATGGCCCCACGTGGCTGATCAACTGGATGGGCGGGATGGATGCGATCGCCGAGAAGATCATCGCCAGGCTAGACGTCGAGGAGGCCGCCGCAGCAAGCGGTGACGCCCTGAAGACTATCTGATGGTGGCCAAGATTTTAGGTCTTTTCATCGCGGCGTTCGCCGATGCCGCGATGGCTTGGCTCAAGGCGCGGCAAGCGAGCCAGAAGGATCATGATATTGGCCGGGTCATGGCCGAGTTGGATGCCGCGGTGCGCGGCAAGGAGGTGGCCGATGCGATGGCACAGGCTGATCTTGATGGCCGCAGTGATGATGTCGCTAAGCGCCTGCGCGACGGGCGGTTCTAGGCCAGACATTGTGGCGCCATGCCCTACAATCCGGGCATATTCAGCGAACGAGCAGGGCAGGGCGGCTGATGACATCGACAAGCTTCCTGCCGACTCGCCGCTGCGAGTGATGATGCAAGATTATGGTGGGTTGCGCGACCAGGCCAGAGCGTGTCGCGAGGCGGCATCATGACGGCAAACGAACTTATGGCCGCCGTCGTGTTCATGATCACTGTGTTTGGTGCGATCGGTGGATTCTGGTGGCGGATCGATGGCCGCATTCGGCAGGCTGAGGCCAACGCGACCAAGCAAGCTGATTCGGCCATCGCCGCCGCCGTTCTTGCCAGATCGGAATTGGCAGAGCACCGTCTGCACGTCGCCGAAACTTACGTTTCAAAGGCTGGTCATCGTGAGGCGACAGAGCAGATCATGAGCGCCATTTCCTCTCTGGGTAGCGATATCAGGGACATTAGAGCCCGCCTTGATCGCTGGATCGACCCGAAACATTGACAAAATGGTAAAATAGTAATACGGTGGGTTCAGAAGGTCGACGCTGCCGCTCCACCACGATTTTGCGGGATGGCCTTCTCCACCACACCGAGGCCCACCATGCACAAGAGATTTTGGTATGGCGCGTTCGCCATATCTGCAGTTGTCGCGTTCGCAGCAGTAGCCCCAGCCCCGCGTGCGCCATTGGGTGCGCCAGCGATGTCAGCCGTAAAGGTCACGGCAGGAGCGTCGCTAGGTTCCGGCGTCCATATCGGTCACGGATTCATTCTGACGGCCTCGCACGTCGTTGGTCAGGAGGCGACCGCGAGCATCAAGACCAGTCTCGGCGATGCCGTGGATGGCGTCATAATGTGGACTAACGCCGCCTACGACATCGCGCTCATCAAGATCGATGATGGATCACTGCCAGCAGCGGCGCATCTCGACTGCCGTATCCCCGACATCGGGGAAGCCATCGAAACCGTCGGCAATCCCCTCGGGCTTGAATTCGTAACATCGTGGGGGCGCGTGTCGTCGGTATCGGGTGCCGCTGGCCGGTGGGGATCGGCAGTCATGGTCGACTTGTCGGTATCCCCTGGCAACAGCGGCGGGCCAGTCTACGATGATGATGACGATGTGGTCGGCATTGTCGTTGGCGATGTCATCGCCCCGATGGGCTTGGCGAGCAGTCTCACGGGTATTGGCGTTGTCGTTCCCGCCAAGACTGCATGCGCCCTTCTTGCGCGAACGCACTGACACGCGCCCGCTGACCGATTGGTCGGCGGGCTTTTCTTGTATTTAGGACGAACATCATGAGCGACTGGATTAGATGGGGGGGCGGGCCGATGCCCGTCGACAGGAGCGAGCGCGTTGAAGTCGAGACAGAGTGCCACGCCACGTTCACGGCGTTCGCAGGCGCGCTGGAGTGGTCCTTCTATAACGGGCACGATGGCGTGATCGCATATCGCGTTGTGACCGACTGATGCCGACGCCTCCACTGAACGAAGATGCAATGCGGTCAGCGGCTGAGGCTTACCGCAAGTACGGTAGCATTACAGCGGCCGCCCGCGCGCTCGGCCTCAAGCGGCAGACATTCCGATCGCGCCTTCACCGCGCGGCCGAATGCGGCATGTGCGGCACAGATCCAGTCATTCCTGGGTTCTCCATTCGGCAGGTCAGCACGACCGAAGACGCCGAGGGCCGTGTCGAGAAGCGACACATTCAGCAGCGGCGAGCGTCTGGACAGCCATTCACCCTGCCGGCAGGAATGGCGTTGAAGGGCGTCACGGCTCTGGTCGATGCTGATGGTCGTGTCATTCACAAGCACGTCATGGCTCGCGCCGACGCCGACCGGCAAGCCGCGGTATTCGCTGCCGCGACAGCGGCGCTTAAGGATGGGCTTCCGCGGATCGCGCCGACGGATGGGCCGCCCATCGTTATTGGGGATCTCCTCAACCTCTACGCCGTGACCGACAATCACTTCGGCATGCTGGCGTGGCGTGAGGAGACGGGTTCCGATTACGATCTGCGGATTGCCGAGCGGCTGCTTGTGGATTGGTTCGCGGCGGCCATAGAGACGGCGCCGCAAGCCCACACCGCGGTGCTCGCGCAGATCGGCGACTTGATGCACCATGACGCGCTTGAGAGCGTCACGCCGCTGCATCGGCACGTCTTGGACGCAGATAGCCGGCTGCAAAAGGTCATCAGGATCGTAATCAGGACGATCCGGCGCGTCATCGACATGCTTCTTCAGCGGCATCGGCATGTCCACATCATCATGGCCAGCGGCAACCACGATCCGGCGAGTTCGGCATGGCTGCGCGAGATGCTCGCCGCGATGTACGAGACCGAGACGCGCGTCTCGGTCGATAACAGCCCGTCGCTTTACTATGCCTATGAGTGGGGATCGACGGCGCTGTTTTTCCATCATGGCCACCGGCGCGGGATCGGCAACGTCGATGCGACATTGGCGGGTCAATTCAGAGAGATATTCGGCCGGTCGCGGCACGCCTACGCCCACATCGGCCACCTGCACAGCGACGAAGGGCGCAAGAGCGCTCTGATGTACGTGGAGCGGCACGAGACGCTTGCCGCGCCAGACGCGTTCGCCGCTGGCGGCGGCTGGCTGTCGGGCCGCTCGGCCAAGGTTATCACCTATCACCGAGATCATGGGGAGGTCTTTAGGTCGACGCTGCGGCCAGAGATGGTCGCCGGCGCCGCAAACGACAACAATCCGGCAGGAGAGATGGCGGCATGAAATTCTTCAATGTTTGGAAAATCAGAAATCGGTGGGTGAGAGCAGTGGTTACTGTCACAATCGTCACGCCGATACTTATCGCTATTATGTCTCCGCTTCTGATCATTCATGCTCTTTTGGGGGCTGTTGAGCGGTTAGACTCCGACGTTTCGATTATTTGGGATGAAGCTGGCGATGGCTACATCAAGGCTATTACCGGGAAGGACTCGGCGGCATGAGATGGAGCATGTGGAATAGCCGCCCGGCCCGCTGGCATCGGTAGTTTGCATGGTTCCCTGTGACCACCACCACAGGGACGAGCGTTTGGCTCGAATTCGTCGAGCGTCGGTTTTGGATCGACGGCGACACAACCTATCGCTTGCCGCGCGCCACCACCGAAGTCGGCAAGCGATAATCCACCACACCACCACTGAGGAGAAGTGATGATGGCGACTGCAAGATTTAGTGCAGCTGTTGTCTTGGATCACGCGCGCCGAGCCGATGAAAAGAACGAGGCCAAGCGCATCGAAGCGCGCGAGGCGGCTATCACGGAGCTCATTAAGCAACCGAAGATGGTCGGTGTTTGGCCGTTCCGTCGCGAGCATTGGCGGACGCGCGAAGAAGCGGAACGCGACTACGCTTTGCCAGCATGTGACGGTTGGGAGCCTAGCAGCGAATGGGTTGTCGAGCGACGCCATTGGCGCAAACGCGACAAACTGCGGCCGATCATTGATCTGGCGGCGGCTGCGGTCATCAAGGCGAGCGATGACATGGTGGAATTGTCGCCGGACGAAGCCACCCTCATCGGTCTTCACATCGACGGAGCCGCAGAATGATCACCGCCATCAAGACCCGATTGGAAGCCGCGCCGCGTGCCGCCAACGACAACGCGCCGTTGCTGGACCGCATCGCGCCGTTGAAGGATCTGCCGGGCTACGCCTATCTCGGCACACCTTACAGCAAGTTCCCGGCAGGGCAGACGGTCGCCAACTACCTGGCCTGCAAGGCAGCCGCCATCCTCATGGCGATGGGACTGCGCGTCGTATCGCCGATCGCTCACAGCCATGCCGTCGCGACGTGGGGCGGTATCGACCCGATGGATTGGGCGATATGGAAGCATCAAGACGAGCCGCTGATGGATGCGGCGAGCTCGCTTGTCGTGCTGACCATGGAGACATGGGAGGACAGCCTCGGGCTGAGGCACGAGATCGCGACATTCCTGGCCGGCGGCAAGCCGGTGGTCTACGTCGATCCGGCTGAGCTGTGGAGCGCGGGGCGGTGAACCACTTCCACGTCGGCCAGGAAGTCGTCTGCATCGACGACAAGTTCAACCATGTCAGCATCGATCAGGGCATCCGCAAGGGTGCGGTCTACACGATCAGATGGCTGGGAATGTATCGCCACTACATCGATGGCGAGTTCCTCGGCGTGAAGCTGGCTGGCATCGATCGCGGCGTCGATCCGGGCGGCTATGGCGCCGACGACATGCCGTTCGCGGCGCGTCGGTTCCGGCCGCTCGTGCGCGATCCGCTGGCATCTCTACGCAACATCGCGGCCGATCCTGATGGGTATGTGCCGCCGGCACCAGAGGAGCTAAAGCGAAAGGTCAAGGAAGAGGAGACGGTCGGATGAACATGGCAATCAGCTGGTATCACGACCTCATGGCCGAAACCTTCGGCGATCCGGATCGGTATGTCGCGGCGAACGACAACCGTGAACCGATGATCATCGGGCTCACCGGCCTCCGCAACGTCGGCAAGACGAGCGTCGCGGATGTCCTCGTCGATCGCCATGGGTTTGCGCGCACCCACGCTTTCGAGGGCGGCAAAGAGGCGGCCGTCGCCTACTTCGAGCACATCACAGGCGATGTCAGCGAGGCTCGCAAGATGGTCTATGGCATCCTCAAGGATCGACCGTCGCCGCATCTCCCTGGCGGCGTCGCTCCGCGGCATTTCCTTGAGCGGTTCGGGCACTTCATGGGCGCCGATATGGGCGTGGAATGGACGCTCGCCATGGAGATCGCGGTTGCACGTCGTATCGCACATGGGCGCCCGATCGTGGTCGAGTCGGTGGTCTACGAGGCGCCATGGCTGAAAGCGCAAGGAGGCATCATCGTGCGCGTTGAGCGCCCCGGCCATGTCGGGCCGGCGGGGATCGAGAGCGATGCTGTGCAGGCTGCTGTCGGAGAGGATTTTCGGCTCGTGAATGGGGGAGGCTTGGCCGATCTCGAATCCGCCGTTGCAGGTCTTCTGGCGGACATATCGCATCGAAGGCGAGCCGCCTGA